CGCTTGTCGGCATCTCCCTCGCTGACAGCCCCGAAAATCTCCTCGAACTCGTCGGCGGTCAGATGTTCCTCGGCCCATGCTTGCGCTTTTTCGGGCTCCAGAGGGATGATCTGAGCCCCTCCGCTCCATTCGTTTTGTCCGCAGCTTACTGCATACCTGCTCATCGGTCCGCCCTCGCCATAGAGGAAAAACTCCCCCGTTCTCTTCTGGTAGAGCGTTTCCTCCCAGTAAGCGAAGTCTGTGACGCTCCCGTTATAACTGTCATATCCGAGATTTTTTGCCGTGTCCGTGTCGTATCTTCTTCCGTTGATGATCTTCTTCATGGTGTACCTCCCTAGTAAATCGTGTTCCCGTTTTCGTCTGCTACCCGGTAGTTTTCAGTGACCATCTCCCTCGATCCCTCTGATCTCCGGAGAACGTTGACCGCCTGCGCCCATCTTCTGAGGTCGTTCTTTGCCTTCAGCGCCTTCGCCTTGTTCGTGAATTCGTTCGTCCCATGCTCGATCGGGCCCTTTTCCTTTACTCTCTCCCACTCTCCGAACTGTGTTCTCATCTCAATATAGTACTTCATCGTTTTCTCCTCTCTGGGAGGTTTGCCCGCCTCCCGTCGGGTTTGCGTTCTTTACTTGAACGTTTCGATTGTTTCTATCTGATAATCAACAATTTCTCTTTTTGCAAGCCTGTCCCTTGCAATAAACGCCTGCTTTTTGTGTTCTCTGTCCGCCTCTTCTTTCATGATGAACGGTTTCGAAGTTGTCCGCTCCCATTTGTAACCCTTTGTCTGACATTTTGAAATTACTCTGTACATATCTTCCTCCTTTCGTGGGCGGTTTAGCCGCCGCCCTTCGGCTTTTGGGTTTATGGTTTGGGGTATTTTATGCGATTCTTACGAGAAGCGCTTCGAACGCTTCCCGCTGGCTTTCGCTCATCTGCTCCAGTTCGGAGCGGAGCGAGTTGAGCGCCAGCTTTGCGATCTGAGCGTTTCCGCTCTCGATCATAGCGGTGATGGTGTTAAGATTGTTGGTGATGTAAGTGTTATTCGTTTCAACCTCCTCAGTGGTTTGGTGATATGTTCTTTAACTGTCTTTATTATACAGCACATTTATTTAAATGTCAACACTTTCTTTTACATTTATTTAAATAATTCCAATAAAAAACAGGGCGCGTTCGGTGCGCCCTGTTGATCATCCGGATCCTCGGGAGGCTTTCCGGCTCCGGCCTGATCCTGATGTGGTATATAACCGGGCGGGAATGGAACGAATTGACTCTGAAAGAAGGTTATCGATTGGTGGTCGAAAGGAACAACCCGCCCGGCTATAAGCTATTTAATTCTGCAAAGCGTCCGCACCTTCATCCGGTCGTAGGTCGCCCGCTTACGACTGAGGTCTTTTGCTTTCAGGTCTGAGCCGCCGCAGGTGGCATACACCGGGCGACCGTTATCGTACCGGAGTACGATCATCGTATGGACTTTGTTCGCCTTGCTGCTGCCCCACTGGAAGCCGATGACGTCCGCAACGTGGAAGTGCATGGACGACGCTTTTCGGTTCGGATGAGATACGACCGTTTTCTTCTCCAGCTGGTTCTTGCCGCTCCCGTGGACAGCTGCCCCGAGCCAGATGCGGGAGTGAGTGTTGAGGATGCCCGCCCGCTGGAGAATCCATGAAACGTACAGAGCGCAGTTGACCCGCTTGTTGCCCTTAAGCGCCGCGCTGTATGTGACATTGGTCGCCTTTCCGCTGTACTTGAGATGTTTGACGACGAGCGGCTCGAGTGCCCTCGCCTTCTTGAGAACCGTCAGCTGCTCGCATTTGAATTCGACGCCGAGATAGCGACAGATCCCTTTAGCCATCCCGAAGCCAATAAAGTCGTATTCCCTCTTTACGGTCGCATAGTCCGCCTTGACCGCTCCGACCTCAAAGATGACCGCCGTCATATCGGTGGCTTTGAGCTCGTAAAGGTCGGCGCGTTTAGCGAGCCCGCGGGTCTTGAGGCTGGAATAGTACATAACCGACTTGTTCATGCTTGCCGCCAGCTTCTTCCCCTTCGCCGAGTAATAGAGCGGCAGAGTTCCAGCTGGTGCCTTACTGTAGTCCATGTGGACAGAGACGAAAACGTCCGCGTTGAGGCGGTTCGCCTTTGCCACCTGTTTGACCATGTTGATGTCGTTCTTCTTCCAGTCTGAGATGACATTGACGCCCGACTTCTTGAGGTAGTACGCCGCAGACTGGACGATGGGCATGACGAGACGAGCCTCCTGGTGTCCGTTCCAGACCGCCCCGCTGTCCCAGTTTCCGTTCTGATCTATCCCGTGCCCCGCGAAGATGGCAACGGTCTTGACTTTACTCATCGCCGTCACCCGCCTCGATGTCGTCCCTTATGTCGTCAGCTTCGTCATCATACGACTTGTCTGTATAATTCGCCGAACTCACCTGTAAGCACGCCCCGAGAAGCGCATCCACCGCCGCGATGGTCGCCGCAATCTGCGCTGTATATGGTAAGCCCCATATCTCGCCCATCGCCGCCACGAACGTGACGACCGCTGGAAGTGCGATGAGGGCGACCCACTTTAAAAGGTCATAAGTCTGATTTGTCATTTTCATGCGTTTACCTCCCATTCTACAGACGGCTTACCGCCCGATACCGTAAGTGCCAGCGTGTAGCTTCCGTCCTGTGTCGGCATGGTGTCGGCAAGCGTCCGAGGATAAACCGATTCATGTCCCACTGGAATCTCAGCCCCAACGAATTCCTCCGTACCGCCCGATTCGACCGACTGCAGTTCCGTGTATGGCGATGCGGTTTCGGTGGTCGGAGTGGCAATGTAGTACCAACAAATGACTCCGCTCATCGCAGTTTTGAAATCTTCCACCGTAGCATATGCTGTGTCACGAACAAATATCTGATACGCTCCATAAGACGGATAATCAGATATATATTTGTCTATGCTTGTACTGACCGCATCGTTTATGTATGCGTATTTCGTGCAGATGAGTCCATTCTTGTATTTGAGTGTGACGGTGCTTTCTCCTATCTGTTTATCTGCGATAGAAGCACGATACACATTCGGTCTATTTGGGTCTGTAAGCCAAGTCAATGTACCAAGGTCAACACTCTTTAATCGCCTTGTTACAGTTCCATCCGCTTCGTACTCGTCACCGTCATAGTACAGATTATTGCTTGCGTCCAGTTTCGGAATGCCACGGAGCGTCAGCGAAGAATCAAGCGGATACGTTCCTATCACGTTCCCATCCGCATCGTAGGTCTTGTGCGCCGATGCATGAACCGATTTCAATTCACCTGCATTGTACGGATTGTACTGTGCGAACATCTTCGGTGCGACCGCCTTAAGGTACGCAACACCGCTTCCTGCTGTGGACTGCTCCATAGCGTAGACGGCATCCGCAACGGATGTGCCAAATGCTTGGGTGAGGTCGAAAATCTGAGGAACCACTTTCACGTTGTTATATGTCATTCCGTTCACGAGATACAACGACACGGAGACACGATTAACGGATGAGACGACGCCGACTATTTTGTTCCCCGATTTAGTGCTATAATTCGGCGGATGCGTCAGTGCTGCACCATCGCACAACTCAAGATATTTGTGTCCGCTTAAGAATGACAAAATGTTGATTGATTTGTTTGCACTTTCTGTGCAAGTTCCATTCAACGTGTAAGAGCCGTCTCGATTATCCGTTATAGTTACGCCTGCTTTTGTTTCGGATTGCGATGCCTCATGAACATATATCCACTGATTCCACGCAACCGTCCCCCCTACAATCTTCCGCAGGGATTCGTGGGAGCCGACACCGCTGAGCGTCCGCATTTGATACGGAACGGAATCGCTGACCTCGTCCACCTTCGTGTTGGCGATGAGTTCCAAAAGCGAAACCTCTCCCGTCTCGCCCTTCGGAAGTCCGAGGTTCAGCACAGGATTCTCCGCCGTTCCTGTAATGGTCGCAGTCGCATCCTCATCGGGAGCAAGCGTCTCCACCGTCCCAATGCTCATCTGAGGGGTCGCACCAGTTTCGCCGGTGTCGCCTTTCGCCCCCCTCGCGCCCGTGTCGCCCTTTGGGATGCCGAAAGCCATGACGCCGTTATTGTAGTCGACCGTAGCCTCTGAGCCTTCGGGAAGTGTCGTGGCGGTGGCGGTCATGTCCAAAATGGTTTTCTTTGCTTCCTCCGCGTCCCTCGCCGACGTTCCTGCATTCTCAGCTTCTTGCCATGCGTAGTACTGAGCGCGGTTCGCCTCTCCAGCCCACCGTTCCGCCTCTGCCCTTGCGTTCGTCGCTGTATATGCCGCGTTGCTCGAATCAGTTGCCCTCTCGTCTGACCATGCGGCGGAGGTGGCGGCTTCCGATGCCGATGCAGCTGCTGCCGTCGCTCCCTCTTCCGCTCTGTCGGCGTCCGACCTGACAGCCTCGACGAACTGGTCGAACTGGGACGGGGTTATCGGACCCGTCTCAGAACCGCAGATCGCAGCATTGGCGTCGACGACGATCGCTTTGACCGGGTAAGTCGTCAGCCGGTCGGTCAGACTGTCATTCTCTGAAATGGATCCGACGAGATTGACGCACACATCCCCGACTCGCTCGAGCACTTCCCAAGGAACGACACAAGCACCAGACGAATCGAGAACCGTGCAAACCGATTCAAAATCTGTCGACCAGACCGCCTTGACAACATCGAACCCGCTCCAGTTTTCGCCCAAATCAAATACCGCCTCGATGTATGAGACGGTATCGGACGCGAACCTTGCCGGAACGTTCTGGCCAACAAGACTCTGGTTATCTGCCTTAAAATACAGTGTTTTCTTTTCCATCGTTTACCCCTATTTTTCCAGCGCTTTGATCCTTGCCTCATGATCCGCGAGCCCAACACGCAGCTCGTCGATCTCTTTACCGTGATCGGACACCCTGCCCTTGAGCTCGTCGAGGACGTCCTTCAGCTGATTGACACTTGCCGTAAGCTGGGTGATGTTCGCGTTCAGTGTCATGATCGGCTTGATCACTACAGCGAGCCCGCCGATCAGTCCAAGGGCACCTATTAAAATCTCGTATGTCATGCCGTTCGCCTCACTTCGTGATTGCCAGTCTCTGGCCTCTGTGGATAAGGCCGGCTTCGATTCCGTTTTCCTTCGCGATCTTGTCGGCTGTCGTGCCGTACATCTTCGCGATGGCCGAGAGCGTGTCGCCTTTTCTGACCTTGTAGATCGTCGTCACCTTTGGCGCCGATTTCTTTTCGGTCGCTTTCTTCTCTGTCGGTTTTTTGGCCGTGCTGGCCGTTTTCTTTGTCGGTGCCATCATTTACCTCCTAAACATAGAGACCGTAGACGTGAGTCGTCCAGTTCGTCCCGCCCGTTCCATCGTTGGTATAAGTTACTGTGATCGTGTTCGCTCCGCTGACATAAGCGCTCTGGACTTTTGCGTGCGAAGCGTTCCCGCCTGTCGGAGAAACGACCCGGAACCCGGCGACTCCGATCAGGGTCTTTCCGGCCGGAGCGGTCAGGGTGATCGTCTCGGTGTAAAAGGTGTTCGCTGAGACCGTCGCCCTTGTGGTCGATCCGCGGACGACCTCGATCTGGCTCTTTATGATCTCGATGATGTTCGTCGTGAGACCCTCAGCGTTGAGCAGCGTCCCCTCTTCATCGACGGTTCCCTCTGCCCTTACGAGCGTATATGGGCCCGTCTGAACGCCGTCGCCGTCCTCAAGGTAATATCTGTTAGGGAACTCGACTATCCTGTCTATAAACGCCATTAATAACCTCCTGTAAATACTTCCGTGTCAGAGAACCATCCATCTCCGGCGTACTGGTTCGCGAGTCTCTGGGCCCGCCTCTGGTCGATCGGTTCCTTAGCCTCCAGCGTGTAAGTCTCGATCAGGTTGAAGTTGTACGAGCTCACGGCGTCATCCGGGAGATCTTCCTCCATTCCGAGATAGGCCTGTACTTCGGCCAGCGCCGCTCTGATTGTTTCCCAGTCTGTCAAAAAGACATAATCCGAAGCGGTATAGTTCGCCTTGACCGCATTCCGGTCTAGTAAGTAGTTAAGGTTCCCGCCGATTCTGTTCATGTCCTCGTATGTCACAACAGAACCCGGGCCCCAGTCTGTAAAAGGTTCCTGCCAAGCCATCAGCACACCCCCAATCTGTAATGGACCTCTGCCGTCGTTCCGCCACCCTCATGAGTCAAGCCGATCCGCTCGATCGTGGCGATCTCGGTCGTGCCGTCGAGCCGGACGAATTTAAAAATATCCCTCGGCTGCATTCGTGGGTCGCCTTTAAATGTAAATGAGCCGGTGATGTTTGACGCACGGTAACGGGTATCAAGCAGCGGGCCACCACTAAAGTAACCGCGAACCGCCACCCGTACCGCGAGGGTTATTCCCGGGCGCGGCGGTGATATCGAGTCCGTATATACGAGCGGATATTCGGCAAGCGGATGCCCATACAGGTTGACCTGCCCCTTAGACTTGCAGACGACCTTTGCGCTCGTTGCGTCCATGTAAATCGTCCGCGATGCATTTGTCACCATTCCGCGAGCAAACGGCGTGCCGGACGATAGTGTCACGATCTCGCCTGCCTGGATCCTGTGATTTGCTCTTTCACCTTTAGAGTCGAGCAAAATCCGATATTCTCCGATGTCGGAAAGCTGTATCCTGTACCCGACGGGGCTCCCTTCTTCCTCGTTGACGATGGCCGAGACTTTGCGGTCTGCCGTCCGAGCAACGTCTGCGCAATCTTCCTCCCTGATTTCCCAGACTTTCAGCTGCCACGGCTGCCGATAGGTGTCGCCCGCTGCCATCAGTCTGGAATACAACCGAGGGATCCCCGCGTCTGTGTAGGTGTACCAATGTGAAGCCGGGGAAGTGTGGAACGAGATCATCATGTCTCCAATCAGGTCCTGGGCGCTCTGTTCCTCGACGATTCCGTAGTAGCTCCACGGCGAGAGCGCTGTAGCGTTTTGCAGATGTTTGATTTTGATACCCGCCGAAGTGATCGCAGATTTCACGATGTTGAAAACTTCGGTTCCGGTACGAACCACTCGTGACCGGATGTTTTTGTCTTCCAGCTTCCCGGTCGCATCGACCCCGCGCAATGTGATAACGTTGTCCTGCATCGCAGCAGGTTCAGCTAGATAGAAGTTCCGCGTCTCGGAATAGTCCCCGTCGTAGCCGGCATAATACCAAAGGGGAGTGCTATCCTCGACAGCCGCGATGATCTCGGAGATGTCATCCGGATAGTACGCGTTGATTTCTATGCTGGATGCCTCGAGCGTCGGGGCCTCGAGTGAGAGATCTCCGGCAAGATCGAGCACGACGCTGACGAGGTTGTCGTTGGTGAAGGTCAGCGACACGCCCGGGACCGAAGAATAGACGATGATCCTCGCATCCGGGTCCGCGTTTGCGAATGTCAGGGTCGTCGCTGTGTTTTTCGTCACTGGGACGACCATGTAGCTCTGTATGGTGTAGTCCCTGCCGTTGACCGTTACCGTCCCGGATCCTGACGTCATCAGCGAGATTGAAGAGGCTGAAGTCCGAACCGTGAAGCTGAACCCTTCGCCCGGCTTGCTTTGTATCCCGTACTTACCCGATGCGGTCGCCGTGTGTGGCGTCGTCGGGAATTCAAGGCCGTTATCGAGCACGAACCCACCACCGGACAAATCTGCCAGCCCAGTCTGGCTCCAGTTCGAATACTTCATTGATGTCGACGCATTCGAGTCCATGAGCCCGATCGTTCCGGCTGCCGGTAGTCCGCTGATCGTGTTGGTCGCTGTTGAGTCCTCTGCGGATATTCCGCAATAGACCTCCATTGGTTCGCGGATCTGCTTCGCGTTTTCTAAATCAATGGTGGACATTTATAAACCTCAATTCTGTCTGTATGTCCCTCCAGACCGGAGAACCGAACCGGAGCGCTCTTGTTGCCGTCATGCTGTGGGTCGACGGGATTACCGCCTCTGTGACGGTCGTCCCATCGACGTCTGTGAAGGTGATCGTTGTTTCCTGTCCGTTAAGAGCCAGAAGCGCGTCGACCTGATCCTGCGGAAGACTTCCCCAGCTGAGGGTTATGTCTGCGTATCTCCATCCGATGCGGTCGGCTATGATCTTACCCGTGCAGGTCGTGATCTCCCCGGCGTACACATATTCCCGGGCCGGAGTGAACTCGTTCGGGCGGTATAGAGTCGAACCGCCCAGCGTGATGGTGTTGTAAATCATTTGCCTAACCTCTTACTCCAAGTGTTATAGGTGCCGACCGTATAGCGTCCCATCTGAGGCCCGTTCTTGTACAAGTAGACCTCGATGACCCGCGGACCGCCCTGTCCTGCCATCGCAAGCGAGACGGACGTGGATACGGCCCGAGCGATCTCTCCGGCTGCCATCCCGAGACCATGGGCCACAGACGACGAGATCATGTTGCTCAGGGAATTCGCTCCGGATACGACCTCGGTGCCGGCCTCTCCTCCTCCGAGGAATCTGCCGTTGCTGTCCTGCCCGAAGATCGTGGCGCCCTTCAGGATCCGACCGGTCTGCATAGCTTTTGCATACCATTCGGGCTTGTTGATCATCGGGATCTTGAACCCGGTCTTTCCGACTTCCTTCCAGCTCCAGCTGAAATGTGGCGTTTTGATGTTCTTGAAAATGTTGCCGACGTCGATCGGGAAAAGGTCTTTCAGCTTCTGAACCACACCGTCAACGATTTCCTTCGCCTTCCTGATCGGTTTCGTGATTGCGTCTCTGATCTTTCCCCAAATGGTCGAAACGGTCGTTTTCAGCGTGTTAAATGCCCCGCTGACCTTTGACTTGATCCCGTCAACAATCGCGGCCACGCGCGTCCTGACGCTGTTAAACGTGGTAACTACCCTTGTCTTCATGTCTGCCCACGTTTTGACGACCTTGTTCTTGATCTCGATCGCCTTGGCTTTGATCTTGTCCCAGTTCTTATAGAGCAGAACCCCGACGGCGATCAGTCCGGCGATCACGGCGATCACTCCGGCAATTGGAGCGGCCAACCCTCCGAGCACTCCGAGGATGATCGGCCCGAAAACGATCAGGTTACCAATCGCAGTGACCAGAGCGCCGACGATGATCAGCAGAGGACCGAGAGCCGCAACGACCACGCCAACGATCGCGATGATCTGCTGCATCTGAGGCGACAGGGAGTTAAACCAGTTGACGAGGCTCTGGACGAATCCGACGATCTTGCTGATGGTCGGAGCGAGCGCCTCGCCGAGTGAATAAGCGAGGACGTCCAGCCCGCTCTTCAGCTGCTCGATCTGACCGCCAAATCCGCTCATCATGGAGCTCTGCATCTCCATTGCCGTCCCGTTCTTGGTCAGGGATGAGCTCAGAGAATCCACATCCTTCGGAGCTGTATTGATTAAGGCCAACCATGGGGCCATCTGGTTCTTCCCGAATATCGCCGAAGCGGCCGCGATCTGTTCCGACTCTGACAGTTTGGCAAACCTGTCATGTAATTCCTTCTGGATCTCGATGCTGTTTTTCATCGTGCCATCGGAATTGGTCACCGAGATCCCGAGCTCGTCCATCATCTCCGCACCCTGTTTGGCAGGAGAGACGAGCCGCGCCAGTCCGGTCTTTAAGGAATTTGCCGCCTTATTGGCCTCGATTCCATTGTTGGCCATGACTCCCATATAGAGAGCCGCGTCCTCGACCGAATAGCCGGCACTTGCGAAGATCGGCGCCGCGATGCTCATTGCGGTCGACAAGCTGTTGACGTCCAGCGCGGAATTGTTACACGCATTGGCGAACACATCTGCATACTTTCCGGCCTGATCAAACGATCCGTGAAAGCCGTTGATCGTCGCAACAAGTCCGGCGGAGACCGTGTCGAGTTCCCCGCCCTCACCTGCTGCAAGTGCCATGGCCGGAGCGAGTGCGTCGGCTGCTTCCTTCGCACTCAACCCGGCGCGGGCGAAGTTCAGCGTTGCCGTCGCCGCATCGGTCATGCCGTAGGTCGACGCAGCTGCTGCCGACTTCATCGCGCCATTTAAGAGACCAGCCTCTTCTGCCGTGTTGCCCATGGTGCTGTTGGTCAGCTGCATGGTCTTATCTACCTCGGCGAACGTTTTGGCGGCAATCGTACCGCCAGCAACGAGCGGCGCGGTCACATACATCGACATCGTCCGCCCGAGCCCGGTCATCTTCGACCCGACGCCCTTCATTTGCTCGCCGAGCGCCCTGAGTTTGACGTTGCCCAGCTTTTTGACTTCAGCCTTGAAGTGTTTCAGCTTCGATTCGGTCGTTATGATCTCCCGCTGGAGCTTCCTGTATTCCGCCGAGTTCTTGTCGACGCCCTTCGCGTCCATTCGCTTCTGAGCCTCTTTGAGCCTGTCCAGTTTCCGTTTGGTATCGGTCACCTTTTGGCTCAGGATCGTCTGCTTCTGTCTCCAGAGGTCTATACTCCTGGGATTGAATTTAAGCGCCCTGTCGACCTGTTTGAGCTCTTTGTCGAGCTTTCTGGTCGAGCTGTCGATCTCTCTGATCGACTTCTGGAGCTTAGTGGTATCTCCCAGAAATTGAATTGTAATGCCTTTTACAGCGCCTGCTGCCATGTTTATCACCTATCCGAAAAATGCATCAATGTCGGCCTGTGTCGCCTTCCTCCGACCGTTCTGCTCCCGTTCGCTTTTCTCTTCTTGCTTGCGGGCCTGTTCTTGTCGGTCGCTCCATGCGATACAAAAGTCTATGACCTGACCGAGCTCCATTTTTTTCATGTCTGATATCGTTAACCCTCGTTCAAGTCCGGCGAGGATGATGGTTTCAAGGTCAATTGATTCGCGAGCGGCTGAATTTTCTTTCTCAGATCCTTCAGCCTCTTCAAGTTTTTTGAGCTCATCGCTCCCTTGAGTGCAAGGTTGAAAACCTCCGGAGCGATCACATCGACTGGGAACGTGTCGAACTGTTTCACCCACTCGATCGGCTCCGGGATGTCGTCGTCGCACGCCTTGGCCATAGCCCAGACGATGTTGATCAGGTCGACAAGCTCCAGTGAGCTCAAATGTATTAACGCATTTGTCAGGCTCCCGTTCTCTGCGAGCCCTGCGATGTCCTTGAGCGTGATCTCGTTGCTCTCGAGTTCCGCCAGTAATCCGCCGGCAATGTCACTGATCCCGGAGATCGCCGGCATCATCACAGCGATGATGTCCTGCCCGAACTGGTTCCGGTAGATCATCAGCCAGCTCAGATTGCTCGTGATCCTGACGGACTTGTCTCCGAGCTTCAAAGTCTTCTCCATTTTTACCTCCCTAAAAAATCGAGGCGAGCCTCAGCCCGCCTCTTTCGTCCCGTATTGCCGATTACTGCGTGGCGATTGTCGGCGCGGTCGGAGCCGTGTACAGCGTGCTGTAAGCCGTATCAGCAGGCTTAAACACCGCTTTGGTTACTCCGCTCACATCGTCGCCGGTGCAGGTGATGCCGATCGTCTCGGTCGCCGGTGCTTTCTCGTCTTCGATGGTGTTGTATTCTCTGGTGATCGCGCCGAGAGCGCAGTTGTAGAAGATCGCTCTTCTGCCCTCTGCGTCGCCCTTGATGTCGAACGCGATATACACGTTCTTCTTTTCCGGGTTCTTGACGTTAGCGATCCCGCCACCCGTCAAGGCCTTGTAGCCGAGGAACTGCGTTTTGAATTCGTCATCGAACAGAGCGACTTCCAGATCGCCCGAAAATGGGCCGTCACTGTACTCGCTCCAGTAAGCGATGTCGTCAGCGTAAAAAATATTCTCGTTCGAGTCCTGTTCCGGGCTGAACGAGACGGCTCCCTTCTGGTGATACGGAGTCCCCAGCACGGCAGCGCCGTCGACGACGGTATAGGTTCCAATGTGGAGGTTACTGATACCAAATTCCACCTTGTTCTTTGCCATTATATGACCCCCTTAGATACTGTAATAGATCACAAAGACACCCTCGTCCTCGATATAGGTGTCCTCGCTTTTTTCGTAAAGATAGCCGTTATCCAGCAACAGCTGTTCGATATTGGCCTCTGTCTCTTCGTTCTTTTCGGTGAAATAATATTCGACCTGATACTGGTTTGCTCGGTAGTAATATGTGTTGTCTGCCGCCATGTCATACTGGCCGGCGCCGAGATAAACGATGTACGGCGTGCTCTTTGGAATATTCCCGGCTCTAAAGTGTGAGTAGGCACACGGCAACCCTGTAGATTGCAAAATCTCGAAAATAGTCATTTGCTTATGATCCTCCTCACTCTTTCGCCGAACAGTTTGATTCCGACCTCCTCGACCGGCTTGATGTGTTTGATCGCAGGGGCCCGCTTGCCGGTGTCGCCCTTGCTGTTAACGACCGCGTGGCCGTTCTCCAGCAACCATGTCAATTGCCAGTGCTTCGCGTTCCTCGTGACATAATTCCGAGGACCCAGCTTCTTGACGCCCCAGCTTTTCGCATAATCGCCGCGTCCCGGCCTCTTTGGCGAAGATTCCCGGAGCATCCGAGCGCAGACCTGGGCGACCGACTTCGCACTCGCGTCAACGCCCTCGTCAACCTCCGCCTTGTACTCCTCGAGAATCTCCTCCATTTGTGCCGTTACGCTTCTAGTCTTGGACATTCTTGACACGCTCCTCACAAACGAGTGTAATCCCATCCCTCTGGGCGCTCCAGTCTACCCTTATAACGTCGTAATCGCGCCCCTCGTACTCGATAACCTTCTCGCCGTTATAATCCCCTTTGTAGGAGATAAAAAACGAAATAGAGGGTTTTAGGCCGAGCTGGCTGGCATTATAAAATTCCGACTGGTACACGCCACGAGGCTGAACAAAAACCTTTTTTTCGGTGACCGCCGCGGTCGGGTTCCCGTACCTGTCAAATGTCGGTTCGCCGAATGATTTGAGTTTAGCAATTCCGTCGTACATCCGACCCACTCCAATCTGTGTATCCGGTCGCGTTGGAGAGCTGAGCCTTTTGCTCATCGTAGGAGCGTTTCAGGCGATCATAATCCTCCGGCAAACCAAACGACATTTTACAGTAAGTAATTACCGCCTTCGCTATCAGCGCATCGAACCGGCTCGGAACGATGACCCCGGCGATCCCGAGGTCAGCCTTGGCCGCCTCGATCAGGTCGGTCAATTCACTATTAAGCGCCTCGTCGTCCGACGTGATCCGGAGCGCGTTCTTTACCTTGTCGAGCATATTTCACCTCATAAACAGGGGCGACCCGTAAGAGCCGCCCGATGTGCATTAACTATTGGATCCGGTGATGACCGCGAACATCTTCGGGCCAACGACCTCGATTGCAGCGTACAGTCTTCCGACGATCTTGACGAGATCCTTCTCAGCAAGGCTCAGGTCGTCGAACTTGAACGTTACGTTCTCGCCCTCCGGCAGGTTTGCCTGTACTCCGGACAGGTCTCCGACGATAGCGCCGGTGACGCCGTCCTTCTTGATGACGGTCAGGCCGTCAAACGGATCGTAAGCATAGCCAGCGGACAGAACCGCCTTTTTCACGCTTGCGATGGTAGCACCGGAAGCGATGAGCACGTTGTTCCGCGCGCTGTCGCCCAGAGCGGCAACCGCGTCGATGATGGTCGTTGCAGATACGACTCCGGTGATCTTGGCGACTCCGACAGAGTCAGCATCACTCGTAGCCGGTGCAGAGGTGATTCTGCTAACTACGAGGTCAGCTGCCTTCTGGATGATCTTATAGGTCAGCTCGTCGTAGATGTACGCGAGGAAGTCCGCAGCGCCCAGCGCCAGAACTTCATCGGATACGGTGATCCATTTCTTAATGTTCGCCGGCACCATGTTGACGATTCCGAGAACCAGAACTTCCTCTGCCGGAGCAGCTGCTCCCTCGGTATGTACCGCTGCATCGGTTGCACTGATCTCAAAACCGACTTTCAGGTTGCCCGGTACGAAACTCTTGGAGACTCTGGAGAAAATCTCGTCGTTCTCCCATGCCTGTCTGACTCTGCTCTCTACCATTTCCGGTACAGGGACCACGCCGCCGGTTACGTTTTCAGTCAGAAGTGCGCGGCACTCGTCATCTTTTCCGGTCTTTACATAGTGCGCATAAGCCTCGATATATTCGGGCTTGTTTCTGATTTCCATGTTGGTCATAGTTTTTTCCTCGCTTCTGTTTTCGATCTCTTCGCCAGCTCCGGCAATGACCGCCTCGGCCGACTTTTTTCTCTCCTCGACTTCGGTGGTCAGGGCCTTCTTGCGCTCCTCGATCGCATCCAGCTCAGCGTTGAGCGTCTCGATCGCCTCAGCATCAGCCTCAGCGGATTCGGTCGCGATCTGGTTCGCTCTTTCCTCGAGCTCCTCAAAACCGAGATTCATGATTTCTTCACGCGTCATTAGTTTTTACCTCCTAACGCCCGGGCTCTGAGTTCAGCCCGTTTTCTTTTGAGATTTAACTCCTCCGCCCTCAGTCTCTCCGCTTCCAGCTCCGCGATCACTCCGTCACAGTAGCTCCGGGCCGATATATCTGTCGCGTCGTTCGCCGGCAATGAGACGGCGCTGACGTCATACAGCTTCGAAATTTTGGTAATAGTTCTGTAAACCTCGATAGTGTCGTTTTCGTGATCCTCGACGATCGTCCGCTGGTCCTCAGAGACACGGAAGCCGAACGACATTTTGGTCGTGTATCCTCCGGCGATCTCCTCGTAAAGCTCCCGACCGATCTCAGTGCCGCCCAGATCGGCGACGACCTTGAGGCCTCTGTCATCGATAGACAGGTCGAGGGTGTCGTTGGATGTCCGAGCGAACACCCGACCACGGTGATCGTACTGCATGATGACATCGCTCATGTCGGTGTCGTCGAATGCGTGCGGGTCGATTTTCTCGAAAACCTTATAATCGCCCCAGTCATAGAGCAGGTAGTCCTCATCGAAAACGGTCGCATAACCCTCGACGACCTTCTCGCGATCCTCTTCGTTGCCATCCTCTAGCGCTCTGATCTCGATTTCTCTGGTTTTGCGGTATTCTCTGCCGTCCTTGATCCTCTTGTCGAGCATCTCGTCGACTTTCTTATCTAACTCATTGCTCATTATCTTGCCCTCCTCCAAGCTCGTCTGTGGCTTTGTATTCGCCTCTGATCGGTGCGACCTGTCCCGCTCCGTCCGGTAATGGTGCAAAGTTGAACAGCTCGCGGATCTCGTCGATCAGGATTGCCCCGCGGTCTCCGAGTTCCTTGGCCATCTGCACTTTTTGGCTGGTGCTCATATACTGCAAACGGTTCGCGCTGGCGATCAGGTAAGATCCCTGGGCCCTCTCCCGCTCCGAAAAGAGCATTTTCGTCATGCCCTCAGACAGCTGGATCGCGAACGGTTCAATCGCTCCCTCGAAAAACGCCTCTAGGTCCTCCGGGCTCGCAGCGTTCGTCAGGATCTTCTCGTTGACTCCAAAATAGTTATAGATGTTGTCCCGGATCTGCTTCATCTGGTCGGCGTCAACCGCGTATGGTTTGACGTCGATCTGTTTGATGTCTTTGTAGGTGTTCGGGAATAGCAGGAACCCGCCCGCCTCTGATTTGGTCGACAGGTTGGTCTGAGTAAACCGCTCCCGCTCTTTCTTCAGGTCGGCCGGGCTCGGGAAGTTATTG